CGGAGATTGAGAAGAAGATATAGATGAACTCGGGCTTTGGCTTGCAGACGGGGAGATTGAAGGAGATACCGAAGCTGAAGGGCTTCGACTTGCAGATGGACTTTGGCTAGCTGAGGAAGAAGAGGATGGAGATACACTCGCGCTCGGGGAAACAGAGGCGCTTGGTGATATAGATGAACTTATAGAGCTCGAAGGGCTTATAGACGCGGAAGGTGATTGTGATGGACTTTCACTCGCGCTTGGACTTCGACTAGCAGAGGGGCTTGTAGATGAGCTTGGCGATATAGATGGGCTTGAAGAACTTGAAGGACTAATGGACGCTGATGGACTCACACTCGCGCTACTAGAGCTTGATGGAGATATAGATGCACTAGGAGATATAGAAGCGGATGGGGACTGACTCGGTGAAACTGAAGAACTTGGGCTTATAGATGCAGACGGAGATTGAGAAGCAGAAATACTAGAGCTTGGGGAGATCGAGGCCGAGGGTGATGTAGACGCTGATGGTGAAACACTCGGTGAAGAGCTCGAGCTTGGTGATATAGAGCTCGAAGGACTAATGGAAGGTGACACGCTGGCGGATGGTGATGTAGAGGCTGATGGTGATTGAGATGCACTAACCGATGATGACGGACTAACACTAGCAGAGGGTGATACTGACGCTGATGGTGACTGACTCAGGCTAACGCTGGCGCTGGGGGATTGGCTCAGGGAAACACTTGAGCTAGGTGATACAGATGCACTAGGACTTCTAGAGGCTGAAATCGAGCTTGAAGGGCTTACTGAAGCGCTGGGGCTTCCTGCTGCTGCGGCGGCATATTCCACCAACATCCAAATAGTCGACATTTCGACCCCGGCAGTCGAGTCGACGGTTTTTCGAAAACCAATCTCGGCAGTATCTAGGTCCGCTTTGGTCCAAACAGTAGTTGAGCCTCCAGGCAAATCATAGATAGTGAGTGGATACAGCCGTGGCGTTGCATTGGCATTGGTACGCCAAGTGACATTGCTATTGGGTTGAATATTCGAACTATCTTCAATTGTTCCTCCAGTAGTAGATTTAACCGTTAATACAACCGTATCAGAGGTATTATTTGATGATCGCTTAAATCTCCCACCAACCGAGACTACTTTGATAGTGTCACCCGAATTAATAGCGGCTGGGGTATCTTCGATCTTATAACTATCTTTTTCAGCCGCCGCATCGGAAGTTGTGGCAATCTGGGTAGTCGCATCATCTGGCGTTACCTCATCAACAAGATTATAATTTGTAGACGTTCCAGCCCCTAATTCATTAGCATCACCCGTATCATTCGGTTTAAGGTGAAGAATCGATCCTGCACCAGCATAAGTATTCTCAAAAGAACCGGAACTGTCATTAACGGCAACATCATCAAAATAAAGGTCCGAAGTCTGTGTCGTAACGGCTCCAAGCATAATGCTTTCAACCGAGCCGATACTTTGGCTTGTACCGGTAGCAAAAACAGTACCATCAATTTTCCCTTCAAAGGTTGTACCAAGACCAATTCCATCGAGAATCAATTTAGCCTCAATACAATACCAGGTAGAAGTATTTAAGGCGGTACTATCGCTTCCGAGCTGAACCGAAGAATTCCAAAGTTCTAGTGTCCGATCACTATTAAGACGAATGGAACATCTGTCGGTTGTTCCATTACTAAATCTAAAAATCGTAGCTAGAGCACCGGTAGAGGTCGTGATGTACAGATAGAAACGAGCAAAAAGGGTGGTTGAAATTATCGCTGACCCGGCAAGTGCATGACGAGCGTGAGCAGTTGTTGCAGATGGATTAACTCGAAATGATGCCGAACCACTACGCTTAGTCGCAGTACTAATGGTTGGTGAACCAGAAATAACGTCGACCTCAACAGCGGACACAACCGATTGTAATTCAAAACCTGAGGACCAAAGTCGTGCCATTAGATCGTTATCCTTCCCCAGCCTGGTACTTCGTCAGCTTCAATCCAATTAACAGGTTTGTTTCGAAATAGATCTTCTGACCAACGGTTCTTGGTTAAGTTGTGGTCATGTCTAATATCAACGTTTGGTTGTTCGGAGAAGTACCGTACAGCTCGATCGTCGTGAGTCCCCGGTTCAAAGCCGGTCCGTCGGTCATATCCATCTCGCTCTACATCAGTCACTCGCTTGCGATACTCTTTTATTAATAGTTCTCTATACGCAACCAAACCACTAACTTGTTTAGCGTCATAATGGACTGCATGACCATCCTCTATTCGAACCTTCCAAAAGTTCTCGTTGTAATAAAACTTATCTTTAGTGGGAGGAGTAAAGTCGAAGTGGGAGGGGTGATAGATGACGTCATGTTCACAAAAATAGATGATCTCAGCGGTCGAGGCTTCTAGCGCTGCCAGTATCTGCTTAAACATAGCTAAATAGCCTCGTTTTAATGGCAAATGGATATTCTGGCCAAAATGAGGCATCGGCTTGAGTGAGGCGCTAACAATCGGTAAACCAATCGTGAGAAGCTGCTTCTGGACCTTATGAGCAATCTTGAGGTTTAGTTGGTTGTCGGTGTAGTAAATAATGCCCTTATTCTGTTTAGTACTGACCCAATCCGGCGGATTAAACTTATCGATTAGCCATTGCAGATTATGGATTGCCTTTGGCCAGTTGTTACCGATGAATAGATCACGGGAGTATTGGCGGGCTTTCTCCACTTCGGTATTAGATAGTGGATAAGGGAAGCCAAAGTCCCCACCCTGAGTCCTGAACATGTGGGCATACCAAGTTAATTTATTAACAACCACTCGGCCCCCCGATAACCAGGTCTTGCAAGCCACTTCAACTCCCTGTTGTCCCCAGCTACCATGCGCTTCATCACAGACATCCAACTCCCAGTACTTCTCTCGAGTCATCATAAAACAGGAGCCTTGAATGGACATGGTTTCGGCTATCTCGCCCCTGTTCTCTTCCCGTTTACCTAAGTCATTCCAATATTGAAAGTGCAAAGTGTGGTCAAATCTAAAGAAGCTGCTCTGTGGTGAGCGCTTGGCAATCCAAACTACATCCATCTTAAATTTGTCAGTGTTATCACAATTGAGACAAAATGTTGGAGTAGGTCCTTGATATCTAGTATCGCCGCATTGCTCACAGACCCAGTCAAAAACGTGCAGGTTACGCATGGTTGGAACCATTGTCCAGTCATCCTGCATCTTCGACATCATCTTAACGTCAAAGCCTTGGTCAAAAGCACAATGTGCATCAACCTTCATAACGTACTTTGCTGTTGAAAGTCTAGCCGCCTGATTAGTTGCTGCCCGTTGCCCGATAGAAACGTCGTTATAGATAATAGTTACATTGTCATATTGGGGTAGACCAGGCTCTGGCCACTGACCATCTAAGACAACGATAATCTCAGTTTTGCCCTCGATATGTGCAAGGATATCTTCAATCGTACGTTGTAGAAACATCTCGTTTCGTGCTGGAATTAAGATAGAGAGATCAAACAGTTTTGACATAAAACCAGGAATTAGACCTGTCTCCTTTCAGTACAAACCAGGGATGGATATTCTTTGCCTTCATCCAAGCATCAACTACCTCGACGACTTCGTTAAGCGCACCAGATCCGGGCTTCTTGGTATAATCGTGACCAGAGACGACCCCACCAGGTCTGACCTTTTTGTTCCAAGCAGATAGATCACTCGCAACATTGGCAAAGTCATGCCCACCATCGATATATACAAAGTCGAGAGATTCATCATCAAATCTAGTAGCGACTTCAGTGCTCAGACCTTTAATAACTATGCAGCCGTACGGAGCTAATCTTGTGACAGTCTCAGCCCTAAAATATTCCAGCTCCTCATTAGTGACGTGATCTCGATAGGCCGGGAATGTCTGCCAAGCGTCGATGGCATAGAGTTTGACTCCAGGATTCTTCTGACATAGCACCTCTGAGTATTTGCCCTTCTCTACGCCAACCTCAGCTCCAGTCCTGAAACCTAGTTCGCCGAACAACCTAGCCAAATCTACCCGATTACCATCGGGGATCTCCACGCGACCCGGGGCGTTGATACATGCTTCAATGTAGATGACTAAATCTTCCATAGCTCCCTATCCTCCGGCCAACCCGGAACCGGCCAGAACTTTTCGATTAACCACTTCATATCGTGAATCTGCTTATGCCAAACCTTCTCAGATAGCCAGCGATTGGTATATTCATTAGCCTTTTTCAGATCTCTAGTGTCGATAAAATAGTTCCGAACGTTCTTCCCCTCTGGATCTTTGCCCTTATGCCAATGTGCGTACCAAGTCTTCTTATTCACCACTACCCTGCCGCCAGACAGCCAGGCTTTAAAGCTGATCTCTTGGAATTCCTGAGCAAAAGTACCGAAGTTCTCCTCATCCATCAACTCTAGATAGTCGAAATATGTTTTCTTCATAAACCAACACGATCCCTGTGAAGAAAGTAGGTCATCAATCTCCAGCTTCTTAAGATCGGAGCATTTATTATTCTCGTCCCAAATCCGACCATGTAGACCAGCACCACCCCAATCGTTAGGATCATTTGGATATGATAGGTACATATAGTTAATTGGTGCTCGGCCATCGTCTTTGACAACCCAGTTATACGGATCTAAGCGGTGACGTGTCGGAACAACCACCCAATCATCTTCGCAATTATCAGCTAAGATTTGATCAAAGCCATCACCCACCATACAGTGTGCATCTATTTTTAAAATATAGTCACCTTTGGCCACTGCCACACCTGCATTAATTGCTGCTCTCATCCCTCTGGATACTCCTCTATGAACCAAAACCACCCGTGGATCGTCTTTTAGTTTCGGATCAGGCCAATAGCCATCAAGCACCACAACGATCTCGATCTCACCGGTGGCTCTTAACAATAACTCGTCTATCGTCTGCTGCAAAAAGGGCTCATTACGGGATGGAATTACTGCGCTAACCATTGCTTATTCCTCTCTAAGATGCCGTTGGTGATATCGGGCTCGTGACCAAGCGATTCAGCCCAAGCAGCCCATGCGTAAACGTCCTTGGGTATACACTTAGAATTCATCCCACGCTTACCCGCAAAGATGAAGGTCCAATAAAGGTTGAACCGTGGATCATCCCCGTATACCGCATCGCGAATGGCGTAGTAATCGATTCCAGCGGTTTCGCAGGCATCATACAGCTCTTGGCACTCGGCCACTTTAAATGCAATTGCTCTATTCTCAGAGAGTTTAATAACTTCAGCCTCTAAACTAGATACCTGACGAATAGTCACATTTGCGTTATAGACAGTGGTATACAGCTCAATCAGCTTACGACGATCTTCTCGTTCTCCACCTATAACCAGGAATGGTCTAGTCCTTGGATCGATCAGTGGATGGCTGGGAGTTTCTCCTAAGTATTCAGGTTGAAATACAATTCGTTTACCAAATTCACCACTCCATCGGTCACAGTCGCCAGGGTTGATAGTAGATCGAACCACGATCAGTGGGCATTCACACCATCTGATACAAGATTCGACAATTGAGGTATCTAAGAGTTTATTTTTTGGATTAGGAGTTGGTACACAAATAAAAGCTACGTCACACTTGTTAACTTTCTCTTGGTCAGATGCAGTCTTGCCATTAGTGTCATAGCAAACGGAATCAGGGAACAGTTTCACCATGGATTTTCCAACCCATCCTTCACTGCCAATTATTGCTGTAGTCATTGGTACGTGAGGCTGGTTAAGTCAGTGGCTATATTGTTGAAGTTAGCGTCGCCATCAGCGAAAGTCAGTTCAAAGCCGGTAGTCTCGTCGATCTTGCGGCATTGCCAAAGTGGGGTGCTTTGGCTAGTTCCGGGTGCAGCAACCGCTAGGTAAGTAACGGCACCCACGGTCGTGATTTTGATAGCTGTTGCATCAGCACGGAAACGTTGGAGTTGTTTGCCATCAAAACCTAACGGTTCAAAGGTATTAACACCGAAGACCTCATCAAAAGAGGTGTTACCCATGTTCTGCTCTGTGTACTTATTCTGGGAAGCGGGACGATTCGGATCAGCCATGGTATCTCCTTAGGTTGGTCTTAAGCTGGTCAGTTTTCATCAAGAACTGAACATAGGCCGCAATTGTCTCGATCTTAACCAATGGGCGCTCTTCCTTATTTAAATTAGTGATCCTTTCGATGCCCTTTAATAAAACTTTAATCGCCGATACACTATTGGCTACCTCACCTGATTCAACCTTCTCGTTGATGTATGTTTCAATTGTTGCCAACTCTTTAGGGAACCCACCAACTGGGTCGTTCCAGTTGTCACCGAGAGTGAAGTGATCTGCTAGATACGGATGTGAGTGTTCGGTGGCGTAGTCCAGATATGGGACTTCTACAGTCGTCACACTGCCAGTAGACGAATCAGAACCCTTTGGTAAGGGCGAATCTGGTGTTGATTCAATTTTAGATCTAAAGACTGTATCCGGCATTTTATTTTTCTTTATTCTGTCCCCAACTAGTTCCTCTGGTCTCGTCTAACTTAACTGCTTGGATGTGAGCTTGTAGACGTCTGACCTTACTCATATCCTTAACCCTAAACGCTGCTATTAACTCTGAACGAAGTGAAGATACTTTCGTCGACTCCTTTAAAATCCTGTAGACAATCCGCTCCAAGTGTTCACGTTCTGCTTTCGACCGAGCGTTCTTGATGCCTACTGCTAACTCTTTTAAATCTACTGTTCTACCGTAATCTATGTTTGCCATATATATTTTCTAGAGCTCCCCTGATTAGGCAAGGGAGCCTAGATTTTAATTACACTGCTGCGAATCGTGCGGCCAAAACCCAATCTGGATTGAGTATTTTGGTTGCAAATGATCCTGCCCATGTAATAAAGGACACTCGACCTGCTGGTGAATTTGAGTCCACCTGATTCGGTAGAATGTACAACTTTGGTTGATCTGTAGCCAAATCGTAAACTCCAAACGAGTTTGAGCCGTGTACGTAGGTGTAGAACCTAGTAACTGTTGATGCGGCTGTAGATGCTACTTCAGTTCCTGAAGAAACATTCTTGTTTAAGAGCCATCGGACTTGGTAAAGTTCGCCCATTTCTCCGTTGTACAAATCCTTAACATCTGAGTACGTCTTAGAGTTAATCCAAGTCGTATCTCCGAGTAAGTTGTACTTAGAGTATGGGTCTGTCTTACCGATAAATAAACCGTCTTTGTATGCCATAGCCTTTTTTAGTTCAAGCTGTTGCACCATCAAACGGATATCACATGCATCTAGCGTGTCACCTGCGGTGAAGCTATGTTGTGTTTTATTATTTCCGTAGAAAGCAGTACCATTTTGTAATTCTCTGCGAACCAAGGCATCCAAAGTTTCGCCCATGTTCTGCCCAACTAATTCGATTTTCTCTTTCATTCCAGAATCGATTGACGTTACAGTCAAAAGTTTTCCGTGAGTGGTGGTTAAACCGAACTCAGAAAGTGTCATCGAGATAGTTGAAGCATTAATTGGACAACTGACTGGATTTGAAGCTTCTCCCAAAGGATCAGTCAAAATAGCCAGTGGATTGTATCGTGTGAAATTAACAGTTCGACCTTGACCAGTTGCGTGAGTTCGGATTTGTCCTCCCTCTTTCATAACCTGATCGTATTTTGCACGATCAAGAAAGACTTTCTCATAGTAGGTTTGTACTTCTTGTGAAAGTACGTTACCACCAGCTGACGCGGTACTGGTGTTGGCATCTCCGCCGTTTCCACCTGATCCTATTACTGCCATATTAAAATTTCACCTCACTTCCCGCCAATTGTTAGCTGTTAACAATTCCTAATTCTGCTTCCAGCTCAGCAATGGATTTCTCCGCTGCTGCTTTCTCGGGTTTGCGAATCGAGGTCGGTCTTAGAGCGGCTTGCGATACTTGCTTGGCAATATTCTCGGTAGCCTGTCCAACCTCTCTAGCTACTGCGCCTTGTGAGGCTTTCATCAGTTTTGACACAAACGTCTTGACCGATGCTGTATACGGACTCGCTTTTACATACGCTTCCGTTGCTTCAGTAACAATGTCGGAGAGATCCTTGTTAAAGGACTCGGAGTCCGGATTGAGTTCGGGATATTTCCCGACAACCTCACTAGATTCGCTATTGATGCGATTTATTGCTTCATTCTGTCGATTCCGTAATTCGGAACGGCTGTCTGCCTGTTGAAGTAATCTCTGGTCTCGTTCTGCAATCCTTCGATTGAGTTCTTCTCCATCAATCTCCTCGCCAGGTGCAATAATCGGCTCTTGCGGATTAAAGTTCGGAACTGTTTGTTCCGGAAGACCTACCGGTCTTGTAAGTTCCGCAAGTTTTGCTTCTAATGTGTTGGCTCTCTCTTCGGCTGTTCTAGCTTTCTGATTGAGCTCCTGCACCCTCGCTTGAAAGCCTTTTTTAGGGGCTTCTCCTGTTGTTTCAGTTGTTTCGTCGTTAGATATCTCTTCAGACTGCACGCCATCCTCAACCTGTTCTTGTTCTGGTACCGGCGTAGTATCAAGGTTGTTTTCAGTCTCAACCTCTGCGTTTAACGCCATATTTTCGTCGTTTATTTTAAACACCACCTAACCCACACCTGTGTCGTAGTGCGATGATACGCAAGCTCAAAGGCTTGTAGGTGGAGCTAGCTGCCCAGTTAGCCCCACTTACAATACTTTCAGCGATTGTTTAAAATCGGCTGTCCCTGATCGTTTATACCTACCATTAAATGCTCCATCCCGATATATGTCGCATGCTCGATCTCGCAGCTTTTACACACCAGGTACGGACCCTGTTGACGCCAGTCATGATGCTCTTTCGGCTCAAATTTATAATCTGGCTTATTAAAGTCGCCGACCTCTTGTTCTGCTTCGTTTTCTTCATCTGACTGTTTCATCTGGCTTATCGACCGCCTCCTTAGCATCCTCAACTTTTTGCAAGATATGCTTAATAACTCCTTTAGCTAGGTTGGCAACTAACGCGTTCCGACCGATCTCCTCAAGCGACAATCCTTGGGCCATCGAGACTTCAGTCATGTTATCTAGGTCATCCAATAAGCTACGGGTGTAGCTATCGATAATCTGCCAGCCTGCATGACTAGATAATGCATGCAAATGTCGCTCATCATTTGAGATTGATGCACCTATAACCTTTTCATCCTTTTTTATGGTCGAGAGAGTGTTGAAAAACCCCGGCCTTAATGCTGTTGTACTCATTTACTTAAAATCCCTGTGGCATACCCCCACCTTGCGCTGCCATAGGGTCTTGTCCCATTGGAGGTTGTTGAGGTGGTTGTCCTGGTTGAGAAGGCATCTGATCTAGTCCTGGTTGTTGTCCTGGCATTGGTGGTACACCATTCATATTCTCTGGCACCTGTTGGAGAACCTGGTTGAATTGATCCGCAGCCTGCTTAAGAATATGGTCGGCCTTCTCTTCTTCGGTCTTCTCTTCCAAAATCTTATTCCAATCCTGTATACCTGATGACGAGACTACACGCTTGAAGAGTTCGCCAAATTTTAAGGTGAAACCATCCTTCTCGAGCTGAGCTTCTAAACTATTACCTTGCGGTGTCTGAGACTGTAGCCACAGCTGCAGCAACATGGTCAGGTTCTCTTGCTGAGCCTTTTGGTCATTAGCATAGGTAGAACCAGATACGATCTCGTAGTCGTACATGACGCTTTTTTTGTTCTTTTTAATTGTCAACTTGCCGGTATTCTCGTCAAACATCTCTTTAATATCTGGATAATCTCGCGCTAGTTGCTCGATCTCCTCTGGAAACATCCGGAAGGAGATAGCGGCTGATTGTTTCTTGGCAAGTAGGTTAACCATCTTCTTCATCACTTTAGTCACAAACTGTTCCATGAAGAATCGGTCGGCGTTATCCCGTGTATTCTCCCTTTGAGCTTGTTGCATCAGCGCTTGTGGAGTCTTGCCAAAGCCTGGGTCGGTTTGAGCAGAGGTATTAGTCTCTGTGGTCCCGAATAGGTTCAAAATAGCCGATGTAGCTACTTGATAGGTGTTATTAAAGGTGCTGATACCTTGCGGCGAAAGTTGGAGGGTGCGAGCGACATTATCAACGTTGTTACGACCCAACCACTGGGCACCGGGAATCGGTTGGAGTGAGCTCATAGAAGCGACGTTGTCTTTATTGATGATGGTAGGAGGGAAGATGGACATTTTTACTGCATCAAGGTATAGATTCCAATTAGCGTTGACCACCTGCTGCATTGATGCGCCGCGCTCAAAGTCTCCTAGACCCATTGGATCATCTAGTAAAGGCAGTGAGTACTTAGCGACGACTGGGATTTCCCCATTCTCGTGTGGGTTGTCCATCTCACGGAAGACGACATCAGCGTCAACACAGTAGTCGCTCCATTTATCCTTCTCGTACATGGTCAAACACTCAAAATAGCCAGTGCCCTTAGCTGGATCACTCTTCGGATACTGATTTTCTTCACGTCTTGACTTATCTTTCTGCTCTCTGCTCTGCTTAGAACCAGACTTGTCCTTTAACTTCCCGATAATTGTGCCAATGTTCTTAAAATCCTTATTCTTAGCCAGGCCTTCAAAGAAGCTAATCGGTCTCCAGGTGCGGATAATGACAAAATCTGAATCCTCAACTGAGACTGTGCCCACTTGTAAGTAGACGTCTCGAATATTGAGTAACCACATATCTGGACCAATATAACCATCTCGCATCTCATTGGCTCCGACTTGGTCCACTAAGACGTAAAATGCTCCATAAACATTCGAATAAAGATCAACCATGCGTAACTTGGTCAAGAAGTCGAATTGGACATTCGCATTAGGCACTACGTACTTGTCGAGTAAGAGATTTTTGAGCTTTTCGTCACCTTTATCGTTAGTCGAGATACCGCGGACCTTTCCTGTGGCTAGCTGTGCCATGACTCGATATGCTCGTTCAATGGTAAGAGTGGAGAGTTTAGGGTCGAAGACTTGGGAATTGGAGTCAGCAGAGTTTAGATCATTTAATTGGTTGTGGAAAAGCTCCTCCACCTTATCAAATAGGAGTAGTTTCTGCTTACGGTATTCCGCCGAAGCCTCGAGTCTAGTTTTGATTAACTGAGCCGTTTCGTCCATAAAAGTCCACAAAAAAACCACAGCGATCGCTGTGGCTCATCTCCTACTTTGCTTGGTAGGTATTTGCTTAACTAAGGTATTAGATCATGTTTAAACAAAAAGAGCAAGCAGTCTCTGTGCGTGTGAGATGCGCACCCCCTTTAGCCTAAATGGCTGGTGTCGCGGCCGGCCTAGCTGTTTGAGCTGGACGTGGTGTCTGTGCAGCGCGAGCTGTCGCTGCAGGCTTAGGAGTCTGTGCAGGTCCAGTCAACCGTGGTGGTGTAGGTGGTGTAGGTGGTGTAATAGTGGCGGCTCCTACTCTACCTACCAAAATGAACAGCAAGAATAGCACTACAATAATTGCTATAGTTTTATACATATCTCACCTCCTTAATCTTCTTTTCGACCATCGTATTTACGACGTCGGTTCTTTACAACATTCAGCGTCTCAATCTGGGCTACGCTGTTCTTAACCTGCACAGTAAAGGTAATCTGACCAAAAGGGGTCTGCCTAACCTCGTTCTCAACCACCAAGTGTAGAGAGGTATTCGATTGTAATTTCTTCAATAACAAGGGCTTCAATGATCCCGTATTTTTGTTTGACATTGACGTATTCTGTTACGTTTAAGTCCACGATATTCCCATTATTAACACGGATCGTGAAGGTAAGCAGTCCATCCTTCCTAAGCCCGATCTCTTCCTCGATATCAAGGTGAGCTTTAATGTTATGGTCTCTGATTGTTAGGGCATAATTAGGCATTAGTAACCCCTGCCTTTTAAGATCCGTTGATTCTCTATTAGGTGTTGTTCCCATTCAGTATCATCAAATCTTGGCTTGTTGTTTTCCTCACCATAGCGAATAGCGTCCATCATGTGATTCCAAATGCCTTGAGGAGAGGTTAATATTTTGCCATTTCTGTCTGTCTCCCATAGGTAATTTTGATACTCGCGCCAAATGTTGGTTGAGCGTTTGGTAACAGATATTTTGAGCTCCTGGACTGTCCGAATGCCATAAGAGACTGAGTCCTGACCCTTAGCAGAACCTAGTATCTGGATGCCGTAACTACTGATCTCGGCGATACTCTTAGGCTCGGCGGCGTCGGCTATAACTAAAGCGTCATCCTCTAAATTCTTGAAGATGTCAGCAATATCCTTGTTGAGTAGACCTTTGCGGTAAGTAATCTCATCATAGATCCGACCACCGTTATACTCGTAGATAGCCACAATAGCCGCAGGATCGTTAGAATAGCCAAAATCAAGGCCGTAGCGCACCAACCTAGCCTCATGCGGTATCTCGTCCAACTGTTGCCAACCCGTATAGATACGACCTTCAGCCTCACCCAACAGCCCCTCACCGTAGATCTTCCACCAGTTCTTGCGATCTTTACGTGATTCAATCGACTTAACAATAGCTGGGTTAAGCGCTTCGTTATCTTTGTAGGTCAAGATCATAAAGTCAACATCTTCTTTGTCTTTTACTTCAGTGTAAAACCAGAATTCTTGAACTGGATTCCAGTCTAGCCAAACAACATCGTTAGTGCGCAGCTCTAGTTGCTCATAGGTTTCAAACGGTACATTGTTAGCCTCGTTAATAAATATCACGTCACGTCTTGGGCCACGGACCTTGCTCGGGTCATCGGCAGAGAAGAACTCGATGATGGTATTACCTGGGAATGTATAGATTGAGTTGGTCTCATTCCAATCGTCATCATTCCAATAATTATGTGTCTCCATGATATTCTTAAAGTCTCGCATTGCACCTTTACGCAAGTGCGGCATAGTCTCTGACACGACTGAGATGATCTTGGCTGAGTGTGATTGAGCAAAGTCAATGAGAATGAGTAGGATTGATATAGTCTTGGAGGCTGAGGTGCCTCCAGAGATCCCTCGGATACGCTTACGTAAAGTGAGCAGCTTCTTGGTGGCAGTAGTCTCGGTATACATTTAAGTAAAGGTTTATTTCTCCAACCCATTCTCTTCTTCAATGTGGGTCAACTCCTGCGCTTTCGTCTTCCCACCCAGAATCGGCATCACGACTTGTACATTCACATTATTGTGCGACTTACCCTCGAACCATTCACCAGCTTTAACCAAGTGATCTAGTCTTTGGTATCCTGGTATCAGCGCGTGTACCCTTTTGAGTATCAAACCTAGTCCTTCTTTCTTTTTGACGTCTAACGACATCTTAAATTCAGCTTCAAAAAGCTTCTGCTCTTCAGGAGTATCGGCTTTAACTGCCTTGTAGACGGTGTTGTCTGAGATGCCTAACCACATCTCAACTTCTCTCGCAGAATAACCAGCTTTGTACATTACTTTTCCAGCAACCTTCTTTTCTTCATAGCTTAGTGCTAACCCGGTTTTTTTAATCATCACCATTTACCTCCTGTTTTTTCTCCACTGACGCTTGGGGCGGTATTATTGCACAATACACACTGCTTTTTGATATTGAAGTGCACTACCCCTTTGACCCTATGCGTCTTTTCGAAATTTTCTAGTTTCTTTTGCATTTATTTAATCTCGTCTTTAAATACTCCTAGATGTGCATGGAATAGCGTTCTGATCGTTTGTTTGCTTGGGAAGTTTATAAAAACGCAGTCATAGTCATCGACTAAGGCTCTGGTTGTGATCTCGATATATTCTTCTAGCTCTTTTGGTTTGGTCTCTCGTAAAGTAGCCAACATTCGTTTTGGTATTAGTAGATCATGGTAAGCGTACAACCGATCATGTGGGTACTTATTCGGAATCAGTTTCCAATACTTCCACTCTCGGCGTGGTTCAACATCCTGCAAAGACTGTGTTTTCCCTGCTACTATATCGGCTTGATATCTGGCTTCTGTTTCTGGCAGGCGCAGCGTCATTGATCTAGCCTTCCTTTAACTGAGTCAATGATTGCTTCCATCTTGCGGCAATAAAAAACTTCGAAAGTCTCCTCCGGTGTGGTTTGTTTCCAGTACACAAATAACACTGCTCTTAAACGTTGAGAAGGGGTCTTAGTCTCTAGTTCGGCTTGTTTATCTGGGACATCGGCTTCGGCTATCTCATTGGGTTGAAAGAGTAGCCAACCCGCCTCATTGTGCATATCCATTACAGCTACTTTTTCTTCGCTATCTAGTTCGTTGGTGTGGAAGCCGATACTAAGACCACCATCCACCATTGAGCTACAACGGTTCATAATAGATGCTACTTGAAAGCCTTTTTTCATATTGGTTTGGCCATCCTTAGGGCCGCGCGTTTACGGGTGCGTCGTGCTTGTTGGGCTTGCTTACGTGATTCGTCACTACAGGTGGGACAGTGCTTTGACCCTGATCCACCCAGGTATTTCTCAGAGCAGCGGTTACAGAGGTGTTCAGTCTTGGTATACATCAGTATTTGCCTTCCCGGAAGATGCGGAAGTGACCAGAGAAGGTGCCATCCGGCATTGGGACACGTTTCCAGAGGCTGCTGGGGCGTTTCGGTGGTTCAGGGTGGTTCGGCTCGACGGGTTTGGGCTCTGGTTGGCCCTCACGCTCTTTGCGCTTGTCGCTTCTGGTAATTCCTTTTGGTTCAGGTCGTTCAGTCATTGGCCTCCTGGACGATCGCCAATGTCTTGGCATCAAGTGGTTTCAGGAGCGTGGCGCGGGTATGATGGCGGTTCTTGCGGGCTCTATCAGTCAGGGCTTGGGCATCAGCCGGGGACATGCCTTGCTTGACGAGCTGGACATAGC